GCGATCTTTGCCGCCGTCACGGAACCCGCCGCAAGCTCGTTGGCCGTGATAGTCCCGGCCACGATCTTTGCCGCCGTAATGCTGTTGGCCGCAATTTTATCCGCTGTGACGGCGCTGGCCGCGATGTTATCGGCCGTCAGCAACTGACCGCCGCGTCCGCCGAATACCTGGAATTTTGCCTGGGTGCCGCCCGTGTCCGTATTGGGTGCGGCCACGGCGATTAATATCTTGCCCACCCCGACCGCATCCGCCGCAGTGGTGGACGTCCGCAATGCCGTGGTGGATACCGCCACGTTCAGATAAATAAAGGTGATGGCGGCCATATCGCCGGTATTGCCCGCGCTGATGGTGTATTCGTTGCCCTGGGTAAAGATCTTTCCGCCCGCCGCCCACGCCACGGTATTGACATCCGTGGCCGAAAAAATCAGTGTGGAGCTCCAGTTCGTGGCGTCAACGCCGGGGGTGCCGGGATCGCCGGGTTCTCCAGGATCGCCGGGTTCCCCGTCCTGCACAAAAACAACCGGGATTGACCATCCCGCCGCCGCGATCACGCCCGTGTCCGTGGGCGCTGTGGCAGTGGCCAGGCCCAACGTGATCCAAAGCGGCTGCCCGTTGGCTGCCGGAATATTTTGGGTCCACCCGTTGTTATGGCCGGTCAGGATGCCGGTGGAAAACGTGTATGTCGCGGGGGTGCTGGGCACAGCCGGAATTGTGGCTGCCCGCTTATACAGGGAAACCACCATGCTGCTTTGCCCGCCGGGCGCGGAATCCCATCCGATTTCGGTATAATTCTCAACCGATACCGCGTTCGCCGTGCGATCTTCCCAATCCTCCAGGTATTTCAGCCGGGCGCCGGAAAAGGCGACGGAGAAATCCGGATTGAACCCCATTTCCGTAATGATGACGTTGTACGCGGCCCCGAAAATGCTGTCATTTAAGGTCACGGTTTTACCCGGCACCAGCGTGTTGACGGCGGTTATCCGGCTGATGGGGATGGCAAACGACACATCATCCCCCACCAGGTGCTTTTTTGCAAAATACAGGGATGCCGCAATCTGGGCCTGTTCGGAATCGCTCAGAAACCGGCAGGTCAAGACCTCCTCATCAGCGGCCGAAACAGCCGCCTGGGACTCATACAGCCCGACTTCCGCCTTGCCGGGAAACACATCCTGGGGCGCATCGGCCATGGGCCATTCCACATGCCCGCCATCGCTCTCGCTGATGGTGCGGGCGTTTGGCGAAAAACTGTTTTTTGTGGTGTCCGTCTTGTCAAACACCTCCACCGGCGAGGCGTCAAACGCATACAGCTTGATTTTATCGCCATTATAAAGAAACGAATCGCATTGCAGCAGTACGCTTTTGATGATGGATTCCCGGCTCTCTTTTTCCCAGAATCCGCCGTTGAACGCGAGCCCACGGGCCGTATACACGGCCTTTGCCGCTGCAAACGTGGAGCCTGCCCCGGTGTCGATGTCGGCAGCCGCTACCCCCATGTCTTTTAAAAGGTATTCCAGCCAGTCCGCAGGATTGGTGATGGCTGCCGTGTCCGACCGGGAATATTTGAGCAGCGGCGTCATCAGGCCGTTATTTTTGTTCCACACCCCGCAGGCGTCCGGCGTGCCGTCGCTGTCGCTGTCGTGGATGATGGGCTGGACCACTTTGTGATCCGACAGATTGGATTTGTTGAACGTGTATTCCGATTGCAAATACTTGGGCTTGCCCTTCCATTCGTGCGGGGACTGGATCTCGATGATGGCGTATGCCGGGACGGTGGAGGCCCCCATGACGTAATACACGGCCCCCGCCGAATACACCGGGGGCACGGGGACATAGGCCGTGCCCAGGATCACCGGCACGCAATAGGCGTCTTTCGTGTCCTGGTCATCGGACGGCCAGACCGTTTTTGGATTTTTGGTATTGGGGTAGGTGCCCCGCACGGCCTTGTTTAAAATGCCTTCCGCGTATACCTTGATCAGTCCGTAATATTCCACGGCCCGGGTGACCACGAACTTCCATGCCCGGCTCTGGGTGCCGTTAATGATCAGCCGGATGGTGCAGGATTCGCCCTCCACATCCGACCGCATGATCAGCCCGGCCTTGTTGACCACTTCGAACGTCAGGTCATTGGGGGCGATCAGCCCGGAACTGCCGATGTCCAGGCGGCAGGTGACCCCGCCGAAAGACCCGGGCACGATGGCCGCAAGATATCCGGCCCCGCCGTAAGTGACGGCCCCGGTGGACCATTTGTAGGCCCCGACTTCAATAAGGTATTGGGCCTTCATTATGCGTCCGCCTTCCGGCCGATAATCCGCAGTTCCACGCCCGGAACCGACTGACGGGTGCCCCATCCGGCCTTAAAAACGCCGGAGAAATCGCTCATGAACTTAGCGACATAGGTATGACCGTCCACCGGATGCGCCCAATAGAACGATTTTTCCATGCCGTTGGCCTTATTGGTATCGTGCCAGAAATCCATAATGGTGCCGGCGTCCGATTCGGTCAGGATACGCCACCCGATGAACACGTCAAAATAGGAATTGTCGGACACGGAAATGACGGCAATGCTGCCGTCATCCATTTCATGGGCGACCTGGGACTTTTTGCCCGTGTATTTCAATTCGCCCTGGGGCCTGATGGACAGCGTGGTGGCCGTATAATCCGGGGTCTTTGTGGTTAAATAGTCATACATTTCCTTATCTGCCATTGGCCACCCGCCTTATCTGGTAATGAGCTTCCGGGTTGGTCTGGATCACCTGGATCATGCGGGGTTCGATGGCCCGGCCGTCCAAGTTGACCACCACGGTAATCTCCCCGCCGCCGGACAGCCGCCCGCCGATGGCCTGAGACACGGCGCTTGCGATCATGCCCACGGTGTCGTTGTTGCTGGTGATCCGGGAAGGCCCGGTGAACTCAAATTCCGGTCCGTCTTCTCCCACCAGCCGCAAGCCCCCGGAATGATACCCACCCGCCGCATAGCCTTCATATCCGGCCAAATGCCCCATCAGGTTCATGATCTCGGTCAACCGGTCGATGATGGTATCGCCCCCTAAGATTTCCATCGGGGACAGCGTATCGTTGATGGCCAACAACTGGGCTTCCAGATCGTCCAGCGTGGCCCCGCCCGTGATGGTGTTCTGGAGCGATTCCAGATCATGGATCATGGTGTCGGTCAAAGCCTGATAATCCAGCCCGTCGATGGACCCCATAAAATCGGCGTATTGGTTGATAAAATTGGTGAATGCGTTGACGTCGCTTGTATCGCCGGATTGCGCCGCCGCCAGCAACTGGGCGTACCGAAGATTAAAAAATTCCAGACTTTGCACCGGGGCGAGACTGCCGCCCTGGAGATCCAGAATCACGTCCTGGATGGCGGTATAATTCCGGATGGTTTCCTCCAATTGACTTCGCTGCAAGTCCCGGATCTGCTGCAACACGTCGTATTGCTCGCCCAGGATATTGACCTGCTCCGCGTAATCATCGGCGGCGGTTTCGGCATATTTTTGTTCCAGAACCGCCAGTTTTGCCTCAAGAATACTTTGATCCCCGGTCATGCTGTACGCCAGATCCGCAGCAGACGCCCAAACGCTTTTGGCCTGGTTGGCAATGGCAATTTTTTTGAGCTCGCCCACCCAGTCGGTGGTCACCTGCCCGGCGGAATTCACAAACTTATTGAAATGCAGGCCCAATTTTTCATAATCCTTGATGGTCTGTTCAATGGTGGCCCCGATCTGCGAAAAGCTGGTGTCCGATTTAAATCCGGGGAGAAGGGAGGCCATTTTCCCGCCGGATGCATCCTTATATATGGCCCCCAATCCGGCCATCCAGTCAATGGCGCTTTCCTTGTTGCGCTTGAATTCCTCCCGCTGCCTCAACAGGGCCTCTCGCTGCTCTTCGGCGGCGCGGGCGGCATCTTCGGTGTTTTGCCGGATAATCCCGGCGTTTTCGTTGATTTTGATAAATATAGCATTGGCCTGTTCTTCCCTGATCGCACCGGTGCGCCACAATGTGATCAGTTCCCGGAGATCCGCCTCAATGCCGGGTTCTGAATCTGCCGATAACAGATGTTCAAGTCCGGAACTTCCAAGGCCCAGGGAGTCAAGAAAAAATGTCGGGGTGAAGGCGCGGCCCAGGGCTTCGTTGATGGATAGCCACCATTCTTTAACCGCCGTTGCGCTGTCCTTTGTCCACATGCCTTCCATTGCTTCAGAGGCTTTTCTCATGGCTTCGGCGGCATTATTGGCAGCATCTTCAAAGCCCCAGGTTTCTTTAGCCAGCTTCACCATTGCCTGATATGCCGGTGTGCCTGCCGTGTAGGTATCCATTAACGCCTGGATTTCCTGCTTGCGGCCCTTATTAACAAGCTCTTGATTTAATATTGTAAGTTCGTCTGTTTTATTCAGCGTCGTGACGCGGCTGATTTTTGCCTGAAGAATTCGGCTCTCGTAATTCATTGTATCAGCGGTCAACCTTTGCAATCTGGCCGCTTCTTTCATTTCAATGGCATATTGTCTGGCAGCATCCCCGGCGTCGGCATAGGCCATATTTTGATCGATGAGTTCAAGCCGGTACTTTTCGGCGGAATCGTCTATGGCCGCGTAAGCTTGCGCCATTGCGCTCATATTCCCGGCGGCAACATCCATTTCCTTATTCATTGCAGCGAGGGTGTCGCCCTGCATGGATTTATATTTTTCTTCCGTTTCTTCCATCACCCGATTGTAATTTTCCTGAATGGGCCGCAATCGTTCGAGCTGCTTTTCAAACTCTTTGCGCTGGTCTTCCGATAAGCCTTCAACGGCAAGCAATTCCTCAAGCGTTTTTATCTGGCTTTTTGCATCTGTTGCGTACTGGCCCATCGTATCGTTGATGTCTTGAATTTCTTTCTGGTACGCGGTCAGTTTTTCGCTATCGAAAGTTTTCATGTAACTTTCGGAAGCATCGGCGGTCCCTTGAGCGATGACGGCCATCTGAGCGGCAGCTTCTTCCAAAACAGACACCCACCCTTCGGCTACTGTTTTGTTGCGCTGCGATTTTGACGATCCATCATAATAGTGCTCAACTTTTTTATCTGAAATGTCGGCGCTGATATAACCGGCAGCGTCAAGGGCTTTAATAAGTGCGCTTGGGTCGGTGGTGGTCTGCTTCATGAGATCCAGCATCCCGCCGATGCCGTACTTGTCATACAGGCCGCTCATAATATCGGCCATTTCTTCGCGGCTGAAATCAAAGGTCGTGTAGTCTCTATTTTTAGCCCCTGTGCCTTCCGTCGCTGTGCCGTAAAGATATTTTCCGGCACCAGCAGTATACCAATTATCAGCGAACCCAGGGCGTCGTCTCTCCACCCCTTCAGGCACTTTAAAACTTTCGGCAAGGGTGGCCTTTGTTCCGCTGATCTTCGTGTCGAATATGGCCGCTTTCAGGTCTGCTTGTGCTTTTTCAAGATCGCTCAACCCCTGGAGCTGCTCCATTAGGGACCGGGTGTTTTCTTTCAGGGCGTCAATTAAGGATTCAATTCCACTGGAAAGACGTTCGCCGTAAGACGGGCCTTTATCGCCAAGCCAAGCATCCAAGCCAGACAAGGCCATAGACCCGCCCAACATCCAAGGATTAAAACCAGACATTGCACCAGACACAGCCCCGCCAAAGATACTCGTACCGGCATTTTCGGCTTCTAACATGCCTTCGCCGATGGCGTTCATGTTAAATCCGGCTGCAAACTGGTTTGCAAATGAGCTTGCAAACGTCTTGCCCAATCCATCGGCAAACTCAGCGACCCCGGAAAACTCCCCGGTTAAAATGTCCGTAAGCAGGCCGGCCCATGCGTCTTGGATATTCTCAGCGGCCCTTGTCCATGCGGTTTCAACTTCCTTTGCAGCGTCCTTGCCTCTGTCAGCTGCTTCTAAAGCGTCTTCCATTGCCCTTTTTTGATCTTCCTGCCGATCCATCGCCGCTTCATGGAGCTGGATGCTCATGTCGTTTAATGAATCGTCCGACATAAAGTCATTGAACTTTTCGGCTTCTTCCCTTGCGGCTTCGATGGATGTCTTCATGGTATCGTGGGCGATGGCAAGGTCATAAACAGCCCTGCCCGCCGCCGTGTCGATGGTTTTTCCTGCGGCCCTGACCTGATTCATGGCAAACTGTTCCCGCTCGGACAGGCCCATGATTTCCATCTGGAATTTTAATTCATCGGTGACGTTTTTATATTGTTCGGCTGCGTGTTCTGCGGCTTTGGCGGCTTTTTCATCAGCCTGGGCCTTTGCTTCAATGGCCGCTTCTGATTCTTCGATAAGCCTGTTTGCTTCGGCGAATTCAGCCAGTTTGCCGGTTTTTAAATCGTATACGTTTGGATCAACGTCAATTTTGGGAGCTTCGATTGACATCCATCCGGCAGTCTTTTTAGATTTATTAAAAGCAGCTTCAGCCTCTACCATCCGCTTAAAGGCAGCGGTCACATCGTCGATGTTCCCCTTTGCAGCAAGAAGGCCTTCCCCCTTCTGGAATTCTGCATTGAGGGTTTCATATTCTTTGCGGGCCATTTTAGCGGCCTTTTCAGCATCGGACATGGCCTCAATTTCTTTTAACATCTTCCCGTAGGCGTCACCGCCGGCACCGGTGAAAATGACATCAGACAAATCGACAAGGCCCATTTTATAAGCTGCCCAAATCTTCCCGGAGTCAGCGGCCAAGTCCGTAAGCTTTTTCATCCCGTAGAAGAAAACCGCTATTTGCCCGATTGTGGTTGTAAGGGCTGCCCCGGCCAGTGCGTAGGGAATGCCGTTATCTTGGATAATCTGCGGCAAAGAATTCCATGACGTTTTAATGTCATCAATGCTTTGCGAAACGTCCCTTTGCCACTCGGGAAGGCCGGACGAAGCTATTTTTACCGCATTCGAATAAATCTTCATAAATCCGGCGCTCATATTTTCAAGCGACTGCTGAAACTGCGGATCTGAAACGGTCTTTGTTAAATCCTTATAAAGTGCCGTCTGCGTCTTGACATACTCCATATAAGCAGGCTGGAAAGCCTTGCCAAATGCGATTTCATACGTCTGAATATGGCGGGTCAGGGAAAGGTATTGCTTTTCCGCTGATGTCATGGACTTTTCGTAAATGCCTTGATATTTGGCAGCGGCTTCCAGAACGATGTTGACACGGCTCTGGATCTTTTCGTTTTCGGTCAATTGGGTGGTATTTTTACCCATGGAGTCCGCCATCTTCTCATACCCCTGCTCAAAAGTGGCGTTAATGCCCAAAGTATGCAGCATAATAACCTGCCCCTTTTGGATCGCCTCCGACATTCTTTCAAACGCTTCCGAACTGTTGATGCCGCCGACCACCGCCAAGTCCTGAGCAGCCCTGGCGAGTTGAGCGGATTTTGCCAGATCAACACCGGACGCCGCAAGTCGGGTAATGGACTGCCGCGCCTCGATTGCTGCGATACCAGACTTCTTTAATGCCGCTTCAAAACTGTCCATTTGAGCCGCGCTGTAGCCGGCTGTTTTCCCCGCCGTGTGCATGGCAAGGCCCATCATGTCATATTTACCGGCTACGCGGGTGATGCTTACAAGGTATTGCTCAGCTTTCTTTATGGCATAGATGCCGCCGATTGCCGCCGCCATCTTGCCCAAGCCCGCCGTCATTGCCCGGACTTCAGAATCAATGCCCAACGCCTTGGAGAACTTTTTAACGTCCCGTTCCGCGCCTTTTGCCGAATTACCGACACTATCAAGAGCGTCTTTGGCTTTCCTGCCTTCGCGTGTGGCGTCTGAAGCGTCTATTTTGATCTTGATTCCGGGCATGACGCGCTAAAATCCTTCGCTGTTATCTGATTTTTTCGGGCTGTTCCGCTTCTGTTCTTCCCTTAACCAGGGCAACATCTCATCTTCGATTGTCAGCACTTTTTCAAAGTCGGCCAGCGTTCCATCGTACAGGTCAAGCACTTGCGCGGCTCGTATCGCGCTGATCGGAGGCACCCCGCCGAAACTTGGTGGCCGCTCGAACTTGGAACAAATTTGCCATACCTTCCACGCCAACTGGTTTGATAAAAACGGTTCCGGCATTTCGCAATCGTCGCATGGCGGGTCTTCGTCGTATGCTATTGAACATTCTTCACATCCCAACGCGCCGGACTGCCGCCACTCGATTACTTTTTTAGATTCTCTTCCTCTGCTGCGACCGACTCACCGTTGACCGCCGCCGCCTGGTTCAAGACTTCCGCCGCGTCCTCATTGTTCAGTTCGGCAAAAATCTGTTTGTTTTTCGCATTGCAAGGAAGGTCTTTTTCGTTCTCGTCGGTGACGCCCTTCCATGCTTTGATGACCTTGTCCACCCTGGCCGCGAAGAACCCGATGAAGTCGATGTCTTCCTGGCCGCGCTTTGTTGTGGTAAACTGTTTTCTAAGCCGGGTTTGTTCGGTCAACGACTGCGGTTCGACAAGGAACTGAGCGCCGTTCACGGTGATCCAGAATTGTGCTTTTTCTTTGGTTCTGATTTTCAACATTTTGGTTTGCCCCTTTCGGTAATAAAAATTAATGATATGCCCGCTTTAAGTAAGAGCCGTGAAAGAGTGAGGGGCGGCACTTTTTCACCGGATGGAGGCCGTCCGGCTATTCACGGCAATCTGCTGTTTACATAAATTCGATAACCAATGAATCTTCACCAGTTGACCCCAAAGCCAGCCCGCCGACATTCAGAGACAGGGCCGGGGCGGATGTTTCCACCGTAGGCACGTTGATAGACACCTGCGGCATTGAAATCTCACACATGGACCCCACGGTATCGCCAATGTTGACATCAACCGCTACTTCCGTGTCACTGAACCCGTCATAGAAGGATTCAATGTCCGTTTGTCGGAGGTACATTTTGAAATCAAACGTGATGTTCCGGGTGTCTTCCATGTAGTCAGTCGGATGGTCATCTGCGGAAATCTCTTCCGGGTACATGACGGGATCATTAACGGAAATGCTGTAGCTTTGGAGCGCCTTGCCGGTGGTGGACCCGATATCCACGGACACGTCACGGGCCAGAACAGGACTGCCAACCGTTGCGCCTGCCGGAAGGTACGGCTTGATGATGTCGGCCACTTCCCACCCGCCAGCCGGGACAACGCCGGGGGATACGGTTAAAATCCCGGTACTGTAATTGATGGCCGTGATGGTGTAGCCTGCTGCTGCGGTTCCGGTGTCGCTTTTGGTGGAATTGTAAATTTTCGCGCCCACTGAGAACCGTTTCACATGATCCACTTCAATGGTCGTGTCATTCTGGGCGCTGATGGCCTTCAGGGTGTCTTCCCCGCACCATCCCATATTCATCAACCCGCCGGAAAACGTCAAAACCGGACTACCCTTCGTGGCTCCGTCCAGTTTCATATCCGTGACCGTGCAACCGGATGCGAAGAAAAGCGTGTGGCCTTTTTTCATCCAGAGAGAGAATGACGGCTTGGTTAAAGCCTGTGTGTAGAGGACTTTCCCGTAAGTTGCGGTAAAGGCCCATGAATTCCCGGAGGTGTGTCCGGTCGTTGCCGCAAACGCAATGGTGACGCCTTGGTCAAGGGTTTGTGCTGCCCCGGTAATGGCTACGGTTTCAGCTTCCCACGTTGCCCCGCCGTCATTGGACCATTTAAACGTGTCCGGCGTTCCTTCCGCGTCAATAGCAACCACATAGCTTGTGTTCACAGGCGTTGACGGGGCGTATGCGCCGCCTGGGGTTAAATCGTTCAGCCCTGCCCCGGTAAAAACATCAGTCCCGGACGAAACGGCGGAAGCGGCTTTCGTTCCCTGCAAGCACTCAAACAGAACATCACCCATCGGTGCAGATCCGGGCGTCCCGGACGGTCTGACATAGATCGGGAAAGACCATGTGCCGGCAGGTCGTTTGTCAACGAACCGATCAATCACGTCCCGGCTGTTTTTAATTTCTTCAGAGTTGGTGAAGCTGGGCGGCTGGTTGATTTCTCCATAACCCGCCGCGATCATATAGGGCGTGGTCCCGGCGGCTGCCGGATGAACCAACGTTCCCCGCGTGGTTTCCTTGAGACAGAATATGGTTTGCTGCCTCGCAATTCCTATGGTATCGGCCATTGTGTTTTATTCTCCTTTACGGTTATTCGTTTGCCCATGCCCAAAACGGGCAGGTGACAGTGTGTTGTTGCCAAACCTTATCCGGCGTTATTCCGTTATCGGTGGTATATGGATTTTCAAACTCAACCCCTGATATATTTTTCCTCGTGAACAACCCCTCAACGGTTCCGGCAATACCTAAACCTGTCCGCGTTCCGATGTTGGGCAGGGTGAAAACCTGAATCTTTAAAACACCTCGCCGGACAGTCAGGCCGTCGTCGCCTATTTCTCCGTCTTCCGTGTTGGACAAGAGCATGTTGTATGCTACCCATGACCCGTTGGGCGCCGTGAATGTGACATTGGGCCATGCGATGGAATAGGCCGTCATGCCTGTTTTAAAATATGCTTCGACGGCTGCGGCAATGGCTGAAGGCGTCATGATGTCAAAGTCTCCGTGCCTGCGATTTGCCGCTTAATATTGCCCGCGAAGGCTTCCATCGCATTGGCGATAAACCCGGTGGGTTTCTGCTTGCTGTGGCCGTCTTCCAGAAACGAGACATATTCAACATTGTTCACCAGATGCCAGACATCGGACTTTGCCGGTCCTGGGTCTTTGGCGTCCGGTGGCGTGTAGGCCGGTTGCCCTTCTTCCGGCATGAATTCAGACGGAAGATCCGGCGTTAAAATCCAGCCTGCCGCGCTTCTGCTGGTGTCCCTGGGGTTGTCTTCCATGACCTTTCCCCAAAGATCCATTGAGGCTTTCCGGCAAACCATGCTTGTCTCAGCGCTGAACTGTTTCGCCAGATCCCCTAAAGCGGCTGCAAAGTCGTCGGCACGGTCATAGAGTTTATCGATCATGAGGATGACCCCCTTAACTGAACAATCCATGAGGCATGGGCAGGATCTTCCCGGAGCGGCGGCACAATCTGATAAACTGCGGTTCCGATTTTCACCCGGTCTTTTAACTTGAGCGTAAAGGAAAGGTCTGATTGCCGGATAAACAGCTTTCTGTCCTGCGTTTGTGCAATGCCTGATGCAATCTCATGCGCTGAATAATCACCCAAAACCCCTTTAATGGCGGTTTCTGCTGCTGTGTCCGTAACGGCCCCGGTTGTGGCATTGTAGGCAGACGCGGACACGTTGACGATGGTCACATCCACCGCCAAATCACCCACGGCATTAATCGCCGCGTTAACAGCCCCGGTGATTGCCGCGTCAAGGCCCATTTAGCACCTCACCAAGTTGACGGTTCCGGATGCCCCGCGCAAAGACCCGAAATGCTGGATCAGGCGCATGATATGGGCAGGGATTTCCCGCACCCGGTCGGCTGTATCCACTTCAAGAGACACGGCCCCGGATATCTCAACGCTCTTAAATCCTGCGGTATCCGGTGTTTTCTGCGTGTCGCTGCCGATCAGGACAAGGGCCAATTCGCATTGGGCGTCTTTGATTTCCTGCGGTATTGAGTTGTCGGCAACCGAATAAACTTCCCATTCAATCTGATAGCTGGTGTCTGACCAATACTTTGACCCATCGTAATAAATCCCGGCCCTGGGCCACTGCATCGCCTGGGTATCGAGCGTTTTCCATCCGATCCAGTTGACATAGCGGTCAATCACCCGCGCCGCGTGTGCCAAAGCCTGATTCTTTATCCCGGTAACCGCCGCCGTCCAGACAGACGAATGCAAGCGGCCCTCAAAATACAGTTCCGCATCCGCAAGGCTGATGTAGCTGTTTGCAGTGGTTTTGCTGGTTCCGTCTTCCACAACGATGGATAGCGTCATGACTTACCGGCCTTTTTTCTTTTCACGTTTCGGCGGTGTGGTTTCGTCCGGGGTGAATTCTTCAATCGCGGACTCCACCGGCTCACCCTCAACAGATACTTCGACTGCCGGCAGTTCCGGCTCCATCGCCAAAGGCTCAAACGACCACCCGCCCCGGCTTACACGCTCCCTCGCATCAATCGGGGCGCATGTTTCAGCGTCCCCGGTGATGAGATTGTAAACCGTTACGCTTCCCTGTTTCGGGCTGGTCTTTAGCGGTTTTTGCTGTGTCGTGTATGTTGTCATAATTAAATCGCCCCTTTATCTGTCAGTTTAGCCTACGGCCCCATTGGTGTAGATAATGTGCCATTCGGTGCCGCTGAATATAAGGATCACACTGTCGCCGGTGGCGTCTAACGTTACCGTGGACCCGCCGCTTAAGTTAGCAGGGGTTATCACCATGTCGTTTGTGTCCTTCGTGGTCAGCTTGATTATTTTCATCTGCCCGGCCACACCATCGGCCAGAGTTGCCGCGATGTTTGCCGTTGCATTTGTGGTATAAGAGGAAAATAAATTGGTAATGGGAATGACCACCGCGCCGGAAGTGGCAGCAACCGCCGCGCCGCCCTGCAAGGCAAGCCCGGTAACGTTGCCCGTAACGGCACCAGTAACCCCGGCTGTAATTGTCCCGGCTGCAAAATTCCCGGACCCGTCCCGCCGAACAATAGCATTGGCCGTGTTTGCGGTCGCAACTGTCCGATCAATATGCTTGACAACCCCCGTTGCCGGGCTGGTCTGCGTGGTGACGGTTTCAGCAAATGCCACCTGCCCGATCATCATCAGGCAAACCATGAGGAAGATAAAATATCGCTTCATGGATGCACCTCCTTAAACCATCGGAACGGCATAGGCCGCAAAGTTGATCCCGCCGCCGCCTGCGATGGACCCGGCCACAACCGTGTAAATCCGCGCATAGCGGTAGAACGTGCCGTTGTTTTCATTGTCGAAATACAGCTTGAACCGGCCTGCGACGTCGTCTTTGTCGCAATCCGTGCGCTTCACTTCCTTTGCGGAAAGGTTCAGCGCGGCCAGTTCAGCCATTGTCGCAGCGGTAAAGGCTTCATCCGGCGAACCCTGGATCACGATGTCGTAAATCTCGTTATCACTTGCGATTTCAAGGGCGGATACATCAAGAATCATGCACCCCTTGAAAAGCCCGGTTCCCAGGTCAACCACTTTCGCTTCACTGTCCACGGTGGCGGCAGCAGATGCAGCAACAAGCCCCGCATCTTTGAATTCCAGATCCGCGTCAAAGGTTCCCTGCGGTCTTTTTTTAACTCCTGTAATAGCCATCTTTATAAACTCCTTACCGTTAAGGTTTTGTTATCGTGAAATTACGCCACTACTGGGGCATTGGTGATTCCGCCCAAACGGGCAGCGGCTTTGCCATGAAAACAGGCAATACCGGAAAACCATTCAACGCGGGTACGCATCGCGGGCTTGGTCTGCAATTCGCCCAAGTCGCGGACTTCCATTGTCTTGCTCTGGATGCCGGTCAACATGCCGTCGCCAAGAGATACGCAATAGATGGATGATCCTGTGGCGGTGGAGCCGGTGTATCCCAGTTCATTGAATGCGAGAATGTCGGTTCCGGTGTTGTCGTAATCGGCAATGAGAATGGGCAGATCATTGTATTTCGTGACCTGACGACCGAAAGCGTCCACATCGTAAGTGATGAATCCGCCCACGGTGTAGGTTCTGGCAGCGATGGAAAGCCGTCTTCGCATGGCCTTGTTCATGATCAGGTGCGTGGGATTCTCCACCCGGTCAATGAGTTCGTCCAGCTTCGCAAGACTGAGAGCGTCGCCGCCGTCCGTGGTCCCGGCGTAGAAAAGCTGGTCGCCGGTCAAGCGGGCTTGCAGGCCGTCAAAGCTTCGGGGGTCTGAAATTGAATCGCCTTTCAGAAAGGCTTTGGTCCATGCCAGGGCCAAGGCTTTGACCTTCATGTTTTCCTGAACAGACCGCTGAGACATGCCCATTGTCTGAAGGATGAAGGTGTCAACATCCAGATCGCCGCCGGCAATAACCAGGGGTTCCACCTGCGGGTTCAAGATGCCGGTGCTTTCCGTGTACGCTTCGTTGACGCCGCGAAAGCCGATACCGGGCAACGTTTCTTCCCGGTTGTATCGCATGGCGCTGCCCGCAATGGAATTGATGGGCAATACCCGCAACACGTCCGAGTTCATCGCATACATCTCGATGATTGCGGACTGGATGGGGTCTTGTGACTGTTTTGCAGCTTCTACCAGTGTTAAAGACATTGTTTGTTACTCCTTATTGATTATGTTTTCCGTGCATGGTTAAGGCGCTCGGTGGGTGACATTTTGTGCCAATCGCCGCCGTAGTTTTGCCCGCCGCCGCCTGCCTGCTGAGATCCAGATCCACCCGGCGCGGGTTTTAAAATTTTGTCTTTCATGGGGTATTTATCGATGACCTCGTTTAACGCTTCGTCAAAACTGGCAATGGCCCCCGGCCGCTCTTTTGAATAAATCTTGTCTTCCCCCAGGTATCCGACCACCTGCCCCTCTTCGATCTTGAAATGTTTCCCGAAATACGCCTCAGCCACATCAGCGGGCAGAATGGTTTTGCCGATGGCGTCGGACGTTGCGAATTTTTCAGACACCATGAGCTTGTAAATCAGCCCGTCCTTTTCCTTGATTGCGGTTTCTTTTTCGGCCAGCTTTTTGTCGTATGATTCGGTGATGGAGCGTTTCAGGTTTTCCACTTCCCCGGCGTCGATCAGTTTTTTGTCGTCCAGGTTTTTGATGGTGGAGAGGGCTTTGTTTGCTTCGGCAAGGAACTTTTCAGGGTCTTCGATGGATTCAAAATGGGCCAGGCGGGTTTCGACTTCCCGGAGCTTCCGCTTTCGCTCGGCTGATTCACCGTTTGCTTTCATCAGGTTTGAAATGGTCGCATCGATGGCGTCATCCGGCATGGAATACTCTTTGCCCTCTGAGTCAATGCGGATCGGGTTTCCGTTTGTGTCGGTTGCCAGTTTTCCGTCGTCTGTTTTTTTCCACGGCATGATAAATAATCCTTTGTGTTGGGGTCTGTGGGCGGAACTGCCCGGCTTTGCGCGGCTGCGCGGCTTGGTTCGAATGGGATAAAAAGAAATCTGATAATAAAATAACAGATATTATTTTAAGAAGTCAACAATTATTTTGATACACATGATACATTTTTGTATCGAGTGAGACACCTTTGAGAATGGAACACTTTTTCTTGATACGGTTTTGGATTTTACCGGCTGCGGATGCCTGGTGCTATGCCTATGATCGGAGGGATAAAAACGGCCCTTATATAATGATAAAAAATCAGTGTTAAAATTATTTTTGATTTATTATTGTTTTTTTGAAAATAATGCTTGACATATTAATCAATAAGTATTATTTTATAATCAAACAGTGAGACAAACCAACAATAACTAAGCGGGGAAAATAAAGATGAAAAAATACGACAAAATAAATTCTTTTCAGAGAATAAATGCCAACCTGTGGAAGCGTGGCCGATATTATTTTCGACTGTTTGCAAACGGAGTAACGCCCAATGAATGTTGGTTAATCAACCCGAGGATGGTAGAATTAAAAGATATCGAAATTTCAAGCGGAAACGATGTTTACGGGTGCAGAACAATTTTTTTGGGGCAAGGATCAGTTCAAAAAGGTTTGTGTTTTTTGAGATTTTTATAAAGTTGTTGCAATTTACGCCGGAAAGTGTATGATAAATTAATCATAAGAGGCACAAAAACAAATGAACGGGCATGAGGCCAAACACAAAACAGATGGGGAGGCAAAATCATGAAAAAAATTATCACATGGGCAACACCAGCCGGTAAAACAAAAAACATTTGCAAGTCTTGCGAAAAAAAACTGGCCGGGAACTGGCCGAAGGACGAAAACGGAAACGAATATTGCCAGGTGCAGCATGGCGAACATTCGGGGCAGTGCGATATTTGCCAGAAATAACCACACCCACCCACCGGCGGGGGATGCCGCCGGGAAAGCGATGGAGAGAGATGAAACAATACGATATATATAAATCAGAGGGTGGATTCAGGATCGCAGCCGACATGGTAAACGGCGGCCCGGTAATTTCTTACGGGATAGGCAAAAAATGGTTTGCCAGAAAATGCGACGCAAGCCGCGCGTTAAATAAGCTCAAAAAAGAGCGCAAGGAGGCCGACGAATGACCCAACCCAAAGGCCAGCCCCTGACACTATTTTTAACCATCAAAAAGAAATGGTTTGACGAAATTAAGGCCGGAATAAAAAAGATCGAATATCGGGAATTCAAAGAATATTGGCGGCGGCGGCTCGAAGGTCGCCAATATGACACAGTGACTTTTCAAAACGGTTATAATGCCGATTCGCCACGGATCACGGTTGAATACCTGGGGTTTTATGTTGCGGATGGGTGCTACTGCATTAAACTGGGGGATATTTTGCCATGACCAAACGTTTCAAGTCAGGTCGCGGCGGCGCACGGGAGAACGCCGGGGCAAAGCCTGGAAGCCAGCACGCGCTAAAACCTGTAAGCCAGGTGCGGAGCGTAAAAAAAATGGTTACTTTCACGACTGGGGAGTGGGCCGGGATAGAGGCGGGAATGGCTGAGGCGATGGAGCCAGAGTTTAATAATTTTGCACGGTCAAGGTTGCTTTTGACGCCGGACAACGCTTTGGGAAAAAGGAGGGGTTGAGAATGACACCAGAAAAAATAAACAACTTCGTCACGCAGATATACAGGTTTAAGGCAGAATTTGAAGGTCGATACAACAAGCCGCCTACGGCCCTATATTTGGGAATTACCGAATATTTTTATTTCATTCAACACTGTGAAAGTTTCTCAACGTTTCAAATGAGAATGAATGCAAGAACGGCTTCCCGTGCGACGTGGGAAGGGATGGAGGTTTTCAAGGTCGCAGAAGCCCATCATCTTGGCTTTGGATGGACCCCGGAAGAAAAGGAATAAATAAAATGCAACTATCCAACAACTTAACCGAACTGAAAGCGCAGATTGACGACCTGCAACAACAGATTTATGATGCGGTATCGCCTATTTTGAACGGGATTTCCACGCCACGCGGCGTAGAATTAAGTTGGGTTGCCCTGAGGTTTATTTCTGCTCAGGAAATCGGGAAATCAACCACGGATCATATTTTGGACATGCCGAAAATTGATGTCACGATCAATCTTGATGAATACGTTGAATAATGGAAGGGAGCTGCTTATGCAATGCCAACTATGCGGGGAAAATCTCGGCAAAGGTAAAGGACCCCCTGATGGATGGGAACTCGAAGACGGGAAAACGGTTTGTCATAAATGCTGCGTGGAAAACACGATTGGCATTGTTAAGGAGGCAATCCATATAAAATCGAAGCTGCTTCAATAGAGTATGGCAACCCCCGGACTCGTGAATGGCTCCGGGGGTTTTTATTGCAACTCCTTAACCAGCCGTAACCGTCCCGATTTATCCACCAAATCCTTTAGTTCCACCTTCCCGGCCTTCCACAATTCCCACCGGCGCGGCCCCAAAGTTTGACGCTGAACATCTGCATCCAGACTCTTGAAAAACCCGTCCATGCCGCCCGTTATTTGCCCGGCTGAAACGATCGGTTGCCCACCCAACCCGGTTGCACCCCGCTCAATCTTGCCGGTTATGGGGTCAATCTCGCCCCGAACCGTGAACGGCCTTGCGGATTCGTTCAGGTCGTCAATCGGAATGCCCAGGTCGCGCCATGACTTTGTGGCCGGAAGACGAAGGCAGCCGCAACGAGGATGCGCGGGGAGCGGAGGCCCACCGTTGATCGGGTAAACTTCCTGTCGGGCGTCAAGCGATAAACAAACCAGGCATATCCCCCGGCCAGTGCCGAAATTGCCGTTTTCAAGTTTTGAACACCACCGCCACCCGGTCAAGATGTCCGCGTTCGCCTTCATGACGTTGTGCTGTGCGGTCGTATTGGCCGTGTGAACCCACGTTCGCACCATCGTAGTCGTATTGTCCGCAGCATCGTCCAAAAGCTCATTTATCCGCTTAGCCAGTTTTGGATATCCTTCGCCCCGGAACTGTCCGGCCAGCATTTCAGCTTTAAGTCTCTGTTGGAGCGGGAAATCATAAGTTTCGTTCACCCATTCGGACAGCAGCAGCCCGCCCACCGGCTCGGCCAGAAAAGCCTTGATTTGTTCCGGCGCGTATTGCAACATATTGACATTAACCGCCTTGCCGCCCATCGAAAAAATATCATTGTGAACTTCAAGGGATTTGGTGTATGCTATCTCGGCCAGTTGTGTAACATCCGCTCCAAGTTGCTGTTTAATGCCGACCGTGAGTTGATCAAGCTCATTTAACAGCGCTTCATTCCGGCTGTCCGTCCAACTGTCGATATCGGCATATTTTTTCGGTTTGGCGAACTCGCGCAAGATCTCTTTTTTGGCCTGCTCCACGGACTTCAGGACTTCCGTAAGCGCGCCGTTCTCGAACTGGTCAAGCTGATATCGCCAGCGAATGTTTCGTATCAGGGTATAAAGGTCTATTTTGTCATCAGGGTTCATGTTATTATTATTTTATTCTTTAAAAACCTTTGTTTCGTCATGTCCATAACAATAATCAATCGGCTCTATTTCTTCCAATGCGGAAACGAAAGCCGGAACCGCTTTTTTCAAAAACAAAAGGTCTTTCTCTTGATTCCAATATTGAGGCCTTTGAAGTCTCATTTCACAAAAAAACTTTCTTATTGCGGCGTTAAGCGCGCGCTCACAAAGAAGCATAAGGTTCCTCCATATGACCGAAAAAATTAAGATTGTATTGTCGTCAGCATACCGAGAATATTTGCGGCAATGGGGATTGAGAACCGGGCAATTCCAGAAAGCCGCCGCCGATGCCTGGAAGCACAAAATGGACAAATTAAAAGACCAGTCCAAGCCCCTGGACGTTGACGCCCCGGACGCTAAGGAATCCGGAGACCAGCCGCAAGACCCGCAAACGCCGGATTGGATCTCTGTTCCGCCTCAAAAATAGCTTTTAAATCCTCATTGTCGTACTCTTCAAGCGTTTCGGATAATGCCGCCAGTCCACACCGCCGCAACGCTTCTTGCGCCACTTCTTTGGGGATCAACCCGGCCACATAGCACTCATTTATCACTTTGGCATTGGATTCTCCGTCTGTGGTAACTGAAAACTTATCATTGACGGAAACGGACCCGCCCGACTTCTCGCCCATGCGGTCAGCTGTAAACTGTAACCCCATCTCAATGCTGTCTTTAAACTCCACCATCCACCCGTCAAGCTGCGACATGGTGCCGGATTCATCTAATGCCCTGGCCGTGGCGGTCGTGTTCCCGGTCTGCCTCAACATGGGATCGAGCGACAGGAACGCCATTTCCTCTTTCAAGGTTTCAAGGTCTTCCTTCCCGGCCCCGATTGCGGCCCCGGAGACTTCTATAAACCCGGCTTTGGCGTTTTCGTTTGCGCTTCTAAGCGACATGGCAGGCCCCCACTTGATTGGCTTGTCTTCATCGCCTAACCCAAATAGATACAGGACGGGTATTCTTGAGAACGTCAAAATATTCCGCTGGTCGCTGGATGATTGCCAGTGCTCAATATTCTTATGAGCCAGATCCAGCAGCGGCGGCATGGCTTCCATAAACCCGGTGCGGTTCGTGTAATACGTGACCATCGGGATATAATTGACGCCGGTCGCACCTTCCATCGGCTTACCGTTTTCGTCCATCGCCAAAACCCAACGTTCCTTGCCGCCCTTCTCGCCTTCGACTTTCTCAAACACCTGAAACGAATTAATGCCGTAGACCGTGATTAATTCGACTTCCTTGACCCCATACGCGCCACTTGCTTTTTTGGATTTGTGCCATCGCCTGACCTGTGTCAACCTCTTTTCGCCATTAACGACTTCATGCTGCCAGCCGATAATCTCTTTGGCCGGCATGTGGACCCAATACGGACGATCCCCGGCCTGTTTCTGTTCCGCCAATGTCTTGGCCTGTGTCATGGGAAAGTCCACCATAAAATGCGTCATGCCGTGTTTTAATGCCGATTTAAGCAAGGCCTTTCCAAAAACATTCAAAGATCGCCCTTCACGGTCTATGTTTTCGGCCCAGGTAGCGAAACCCGCCGGCACGTCATCCTGGAGCATGATCGGTTTTTTAAACGCGCGGCCCACGATGGATTGAATGGCCTTGTGGTACATATTCAAAAGCACGGTGCGCTTGAGAAGTGCCGAATAATCGTTTTGATTTGTGGCCTCGAATTTGGGCAGGTATTTTGTCCCGGCTTCCCGCATGGCCGCAGTCCCGGCATAGAGCGTGTCGCACATATCCCAAAATGGTGACATGAGTTTGTATTCGTCGCAGGGTTCCGCCACTTCGTCATAGGTATTATCGGCCATTTGGTTTGTCCTTTCTGGTCTGGGTTGCTAATAGATTGAGACTTGTTCAACGCTGGAGATGCGTCTTACTGTCGGGAATTCCCGGTCAATGAAATACCCGATAGCGGTTGTTATGTGTTGATAGTCGGTCTGTTCTTCGATAAATGAAGACCCCTTCTTCACCTGAACCGTTGAAAGCCCCTTGTGGCAGTATTTTGCCGTTTGCGGGTTGACGAATAGCCGTCGTTCCCCCTTCGCATTGCAAATCATTGCCCGAACGGAGTTTTGCCGGTCCTTGATCGCCGGAGCTGCCTTATTTACGCGCCGGTTGAAGGTCCAGCCATTTAAGCGCAAAACATCCTCAATGTCGGTATAATCCGACGCATGGCCGTGTTTTTCACCCTGCCTGCCTGCCGGATCGCCGTATATCATGACGTGCTTATTTTTATGGGCCTTGTATTTTTCGATGAATTCCTCAGCGCTTTGTCGGCTTATGGCGGATTCAAGCACGATCTCATCCAAGAAAAACACCTTGCAGTCTGCCCTGTTGATTGGATTGCCGCCACGGATAACGGCGATTGAGCTTGATAATGGCGTGAAATTCTGATCATGCGACCAGTGAAGCTGTTCATGTGGCTGGATCTTTTCAGTTGTATAGTTCTCAGCCCCATAATCCTCATAAATTTTGCCGGTGACAGTCTCGAAACTGCCTTCATATTCCTGGCGGTATTGCTTCGCTCCCATCTGCCGCTTCGCCGCTTCGATAACATCATCCGGCAATATATCGGAGCTTTTCCAGTGGAAGCACCGCCAATCCGGATCAACGCAAGACTTTGCATATTCGGCCATGTCGTAATAGTGGTTCAATCCGTCGGGGACTCCGATTAACCAGCACCACGCCCGGAAATCTGGACGCTCAGGGGATACGGTATTGAGCGCCGGAAGGATATTAAGCTGCCATGCGTCCGGTTTGATATTGGCGATTTCATCTATCCCGCCGCCTGTCCACGGCACACCTTCAAACCGCTCGGGCTTGTCAAAGCCGATGATGTGGATCTCTGTTTCATTCGGCATAAAGATTTTTAAATCGGATTCAGAAGGGCGTTTCGGGTGTGTTGCGGAAAGGGTTAATTTTTTAAGGTCATCCCAAAATATCTTTTTGGCCTGGCCGTAAGTGGGCGCGCCTGCAAAATACATTTCACCGGAATTGCGTAAGGCTTCACGGGCAAGGAAGCGTTTGAATCTTTCGGTTTTGCCTGAACGTCTGCCGGCAGGGACGACCGGGAACCGGACACCGGACGGCACGGCCTCGACAAGCGCCTGCTGAACCGGATGGTTGATCAGCGGATACCAGCGGGCCATTTGTCGCTCAAGTGCAAGGCTCATACCGGCAACCTATCGGCAAGGGTGGTTAAGGTGTCGATCAATAATGATTCGGCGGGGGCGTCTTGTTTATCTGCGGCTTTCGGCGGGGCATCCATTCCAAGGAGTTTTGCGCGGCGGTCCATAATCTTCATGCACCCGGCGAGGGCTTGAGTGTCCCCCGCCTGTGCATTTAAGTAGTTGATTTTCCAAAGTTTGTCAAGGCGCTCAAGGTCAAGAGTGATTAAATGCTCGACCGGTTCGCGCAAGATTTCCTTGAGCGACCTGACAACTGCATCGTGGGCCGCCTGCCTACTGTTATATCCTAACTCCTTCGCAATTTCAGGAAAAGACAACCCTTCGGCCCTAAGGTTCACGGCTTTGGCGGCTTTAATTCTTGACTGGATCGTAACGGCTGATGTTTTCGATCCATTCCTAACCTTTCCCTTTCCTGCCATTAAGTAAGGCTACCTCTTGCGGCCCCGGTTCTGGATGCGGTTCTGGTGTAACTTGTGGTTCTGTTGCCACGGGTCAAATTAACTCGGAATGGTCTCATAAAAAATCACCTCCTTTAATCAACGAATTTTAGAAAATCCTGATCAATTTTCTTGCTGGTGTTGTATTTGATTTTTGATTCGGGCAACTGGATTTTTAAAGCTTCGGCCACTTTTTGCCCATCAAGATATTTATCGCCAAATTTGATAATATCCAAAGCGGTTAAAAACGCCTCTTTTTGTTCACGGGTTTGGAAGCAGATGCAGGCCCAATATTCGGAGTCAGTCGCAAGTTGGAAGCGGTCATTTTCTTCTTTCATCCGGTCTCGGAAACCTTTTTGAACCGCGTCAAGGTCAGCGAGTGAATCCGCTTCGGCATCGCCGGTCTGTTCCGGCATCTGATAAATTTGCGGGGGTGGGTTTTTCTTTGCGGCTTTTTTGGCGATTGCTTCGGCCTTTGCCGCTTCGATTTTACCCTTCGCTGCTTCTTTTTTTAAAAAAGCATCGGCCTTAAGTTGCGCCATATCTGGTTTAAGCATTTGCTGCCTCCCATCGGAAAAGCTCTAATTCTGCAAGTGGGAAAAATTCAAGAATTTTTTTGTAATCATTTGGCAATTGTTTTTTCAACGGCAATAAAAACCTGAGATCAATCCCATCAAACGAGCGCCCAAATAATTTATAATCAATCGGCAATTTAACATCATGCCGCCTGAAAAAATTTAGCATTTCTTCTTTTTTCATATCATGGATTGGGTGATACTTGTGCTGCTTCCACGATATTGCACCATGTTTATTGATCGATACCCGACGCATCGGAGAATCTGCCGCCCGGACACCATCGGCAACTAAAATATCAGGCTGTAAATTATGTTTTGCGATTACCGCCTGCCGGATATCCTCATAATTATGCCCTGGTAATTGCGCCTGCTCGATCACCAAACAATTTTGCGGGGGCTGGAAAACGAAATTATTGAGCATACTGTGCATGGATGGATGAGGCAACCGGATGATTTTTGTGCCAAAAAACCGCTCAAAATAATTAAGCGATTCCTCAATAAATTCAAGCCCCGGCACGGCATACAAAAAATATGGGATTACTTTTTCAAAATGATCCCGAATTGCAAGCCACGCCGCCACGGAATCTTTACCTCTTGAAAAAGCGATTACTGTGTCTTTTTGGTGACTTGCAACTTCTTGTATTGTCTCTATCCCTGTTTTTTGCATATACCACCTTTTTAACTACTTAATTTTACTAAGTAATTAAAACTATAGCATTTATGTTGATAAATTGCAACATTTATTTTTACAATTAAAAATTAAATTCCAATAATTAAATAACACACGTTATTAAATAACGCAATATATTTTTTGAGGTCGGCCCATCACCGGGACCGGCCATCTATCTCAGCCCTTACCCTGTCTCAGCCCAAACCGCAGCGATATATTATTAGCTAACTCCAGCTCATTGCAAATCAATGCGACACGCTTTCCCCTCTCGTAATCAGACGGCTTTTTCATTTCAGAATCAAGCGCTCTTACACATACCTTCACCGTTTTTGTTAATTCTTTTAGATGTTTTTTTAGCTCTCTATTTTCAGTTTTAAGGCTTTTAGCTGCCCCGCTGAGTATTTCGACGCATCTATGACTCCCATCTGCTCCCCTAACCCACACATACCCACACCTGGAACATTTGCATTTTTCCGACATACCATCACTCCCGTTTTGAGTTCTCGCAACACCGAACCGCAGCTATGATTTCCAATTTTGCAGCCCGGATCTCTTGTGCCAACTCCT